ATGACTCACAGGAGGACGACGGAACGGCAGACCGGCTTCTCCCGAATTCATTTTCTTCTGGAGGTGGTTGATATTGTGCAGAAAAAAAGCGATCCGGACGAACTGATCCGGATGCTGTACGAGATCGCGGACGACTCGGAGGCTCCGGCGAACAGCCGTCTGAGCGCGATCAAAGAAATCCTCGACCGGACGGTCGGAAAGGGCGTGATGCTCGGCGAGGAGCAGGACAAGGCGCCGATCGAGATCGTATTCCGCGTGGTGGACGAGGCTGCGAATTCCGCGTGACGCCGAGACAGGCCGCATTCATGCGGTCGGAGGCGTTTGAAACGCTGTTCGGCGGCGCGGCAGGCGGCGGCAAGAGCCATGGTCAGCTGCTCGATGCGCTGCGTTTCGCGGTCGTTTATCCCGGCTCGCGGCAGCTCATGCTGCGCCGCACCATGCCCGAGCTCGAGCGCTCGCTCGTTCCGGCGGCCATGCGGCTCTATCCGCAGAGCGTCGCGAGCTACAAGGTCAGCGAGCACCGCTGGGATTTCATCAACGGCTCGACGCTTGAGTTCGGCTACTGCGACGCGGAAAGCGACGTGACCAAATACCAGAGCGCCGAGTACGATGTGATCCGGTTCGACGAGCTGACGCATTTCACCGAAAGCCAGTTCACCTATCTCATCTCGCGCATCCGCGGCGCAAATCCGTATCCCAAGCAGGTCAAATCGACCACAAATCCCGGCGGCATCGGCCATCAGTGGGTCAAGAGCCGCTACATCGATCCGATGCCGCCCGACGAGGTGCATGCGTTCGACGGCGAAACGCGGCTTTTCCTCCCGGCGCGGCTCGCGGACAATCCGTTTCTGCGCAAGGCCGATGCCGGGTACGAAAAGCGGCTGCGTCTGCTCTCCGTGCACGACAGGCGCGCGCTGCTCGACGGCGTGTGGGAGCTGGATGAGGGACGGTATTTCTCCGAGTTCTCCCCCGCCCTGCATATCGTGCCGCCGCACGAGATCCCGCGCGAATGGCGGCGCTATCTGACGATCGACTACGGTCTGGATATGCTTGCGGCGCTGTGGATCGCACAGAGTCCGGACGGGCGCAGCGTGGTATACAGAGAGTTATATAAACCGGGTTTGATTATCTCTGAAGCCGCCGCGCGCATTCTCTCCTGCGAGGCGTCCGGAGAACAGATCGATGTTCGGCTCGCGCCGCCCGACCTGTGGAACCGGCGGCAGGAGACCGGCAGGAGCGCGGTCGAGCTGTTCGCAGACTGCGGCCTCAGCTTCGAGAAGTCGAGCAACGAGCGCGTAGCCGGCTGGCTTGCGCTGCATGAACTGCTCGCGCCGCGGCGCGACATGGACGGCGAGCCCCGGCCCCGGCTCACGATCTTCAATACCTGCCGCAATCTCATCCGCACGCTGCCGGCTTTGCAGCACGACAGGCGCAATCCGTCCGACACGGCGAACACGCCGCACGAGCTGACGCATGCACCCGATGCACTGCGCGGCTACGCGGCGACCGTTTTCGAGCCGCCTGCCCCGAGCGTCCCGACAGCGTATGACTGCGAGGTAGGAGAGTTCCTGCGCTTTTGACAAGGAGGTTTTTCATGGAAGTTTTATGCTATGCGCTCGCGTCAGCCCTTCTCGTGCTGACCGGCGCGGTGGTGTCGGGCGGTCTTTCGCTGCCGCGGCGCCTGCCGCGCGAAAACACAGCGGAAGCCGCGCCCGACGACGCGCTCAGCCGCGATATTGCGGCGCTGATGGCCTACGGCCGGGAGGAGGAGGAAGAAAATGCAGTTTGACCGTTCTCCTGCGGAGGTCTGGCGCAGATATGAGCGCGATCGCGATTACAAGCGCTCCATCGGTCTGTACGACCGTGTGCGCCGCAACGAGGCCTTCTATCTCGGCAGACAGTGGGAGGGGCTGCGCGTACAGTCGCTCGATCCGCTGATCTTCAATGTGCTGCGCCGCTGCGTCAATCTGTTCGTGGCGATGCTCGTGTCGGATGATGTGGCCGTGCGCGTCACGCCGTTCGAGATGAACGGCGAGGGCCGCCGCACCGCCCATGTGCTCGAGCGCGCCTTCGCCTCCGCCATCGAGCGCTCGGGCGTCAAGGCGCTCGGCCGGCCGCTGCTCAAGAACGCCTGCGTAGACGGAGACGCCTGCTTCTACGTTCATTTTGATCCGGCGCTCGAGACCGGTCAGGCCGTCAAGGGCGATATTGCCGTCGATCTCATCGACTCGACCAACATCTGCTTCGGCAACCCGGCCTGCGACGAGGTGCAGCGCCAGCCGTACATCATTATCGCCATGCGGCGCGATGTAGATGAGGTACGGCGCGAGGCGAGGGAAAACGGCATCTCCGAGGATGAGATCAGCGCCATCCGCGCCGATGATGCGGGCGAATACCATCGCTGGCGCGTGAACGGCGGCGAGGAGCGCGTGACCGTGCTGCTGCATATGCGCCGGGTCGAGGGCGGCATCGCGTTCTGCAAGACCGTGCGGAACGCGACCGTGATGCGTGAAAAGGTGCTCCCCTATCGTCTGTATCCGGTGACGCACCTGTGCTGGAACCGCGTGCGCGGCTCGTGCCACGGCGAAAGTCCGCTGACCGAGGCCATTCCGAACCAGATCGCCATCAACAAGCTGTATTCCATGTACGTGCAGTGCATCAAGCAGGTGGCGTTCCCGAAGATCGTCTACGATATGACCCGTTTCCCGAACGGCTGGTCGAACGACGTCGGCAAGGCCATCGCCATGCGCGGCAACCCGAACGAGGCCATCGCGGCGGCATTCCGCGCGCCCGACATCTCCGCGCAGGTATTGCAGCTGCTCCGGCAGATGATGACCGACACGATGGAGCTGATGGGCGCGAGCGAGGCCTCGCTCGGCACGGTGCGCCCGGACAACACCTCCGCGATCATCGCAGTGCAGAGTGCGACCGCCGCGCCGCTCGAGCTGACAAAAATGGAGTTCTACCGCTTCACCGAGGACTGGGCGCGCATTTTTCTCGACATGATGGGCGTGCACTACGGCGTGCGCACGCTCGTGCTGCCCGATGAGGACGGCGGCGAGCCGGACAGGCAGAGCTTTGACTTCTCGACCCTCGCCGGACAGGATATGCGCCTTCAGGTGGATGTCGGCGCGGCAAGCTACTGGTCCGAGATCATGCAGACCACGACCAGCGACCATCTGCTCGAAAGCGGCGTCATCTCCGACCCGCTCGTTTATCTCGAGAACGTGCCCGATTATCAGGTACGCGGCAAACACGACCTGCTGCACGCGCTCCGCATGCAGCGACAGACCCAGAAGGAGGAAACAGCAAATGCAGGAACCGAACAACCGTAACCCGGAAAACACCATGCCGCTCGACCCGTTCGCGGCGGCGAAAGCGCCGGTGCAGTCCGCCGAGACGACCTATCCGGTCGAGGCGGACGGCGAGATCCATGAGCTGACGCTCGACGAGCTGATCGAGGCGGCGGCGCAGGGTCTTTCCAGACACAACGCCTATGTGCGCCGCAACCGCGCGGCGAACGCCCTGCCGAACGGCCAGATCTATGCGGCCTTTGTCGAGGAATACCCGGATGTGCGCCCCGAGGACATTCCGCAGCAGGTCTGGGAATGGGCGCAGCAGGAGGGCTCGCTCGTCTCCGCCTACCGCAAGTGGGAGATCGCGGAACTGCGCGACGAGCTCGCCGCGCTCGAGATGAACCGCCGCAACCGCCGCGCTGCGGTCGGCACCGCGCAGACCGACGGCGAACCGGCCGGCATCGACCCGGTAACGCTCGCCCTGCTCGGCAGATAACACGCCGCTGAACATCCACCACCGATTCATAAAAGGAGACTTTATCTATGGCAATCAATCTTGCAAGCAAGTATTCCGACCAGATCGCAGAGGTTTTCACCCGCTCGTCCTTCATCAAGGGCAAGACCGCCGAGACGTTCGACCTGACCGGCGTCAAGACGCTCAAGGTCTACACCCCGATCACCGTCGAGGAGGTCGATTATGACCGCGACGGCGGCCTCGGCCGCTACGGCGCCGTTACCGAGATGCAGGACGTCGTGCAGGAGCTGACCATGACGCAGGACAAGGCGTTTACCCTCACCATCGACAAGGGCAACAACCTCGACCAGAACCTCGTCAAGAACGCCGCTGACATGCTGCGCCTCCAGCTGAGCGAGAAGTCCACCCCGTCCGCCGACAAGTACGCCTTCAAGCGCTTCGTGACCATGGCAGGCACGATTGCGGAGAGCGAAAAGCCGACCCGCGCCGACATCATCAGCAAGATCGCGGACGCCTCTCAGGCGCTCGATGATGCGCTCGTCCCGGACGACAACCGCTATCTGTACCTGACCAGCGAGATGTACAAGCTCGTGTGCACCTCGGACGAGTTCTCCGGCGTGGATGTGCTCGCGCGTCAGTCGATCGCCAAGGGCGTATGCGGCGAGGTATTCGGCATGAACGTCGTGCGCGTGCCGAAGAGCTACCTGCCGGAGGGCGTCTACTTTCTCGTCGCGCACAAGGACGCGGTGCTCATGCCGTACAAGATCGCGGACGCGAAGGTGCATGAGGACCCGGTCGGCGTATCCGGCGCACTCATCGAGGGCCGCCACTACTATGACGCCTATGTTCTCGGCGCGAAGTGCGGCGGCGTGTACGCGCTCGTCGCAGCCGGCATGGTCTCTGCCGCGCCGACTGTCTCCGGCGGCAGGATCACCGGCTCGGGCAGCATCCGCTACACGCTCGACGGCTCGGACCCGCGCTACTCCGACTCCGCGAAGGACTACGTTGCGGGTACTTCGCTGACCGCCGAGACCGGCTGCAAGATCCGTGCGGTCATGACCGAGAGCGGCAAGTACCCGTCCGCTGTCGCGGAGGGCTGAGCCGGCTGTGAAAACGGAGAGCGGAGCTTTTCCGCTCTCCGCCCTTTTCCCAATCCTTGAAGGAGGTAATTTTTATGACCGGAACCGAATGCTGCCGTGCAGCGATGACGATTATGGGCGCGGGCGCGGACAGCAACGAATACTACGCGCAGTTCGCCCTCGGCGCGTTAAATCAGCTGATCGCAAACAGCCTGCGCGAGATCAACGCAGAGCGCGTTCAGCAGGGCGAAAGTGCCTTTTCCGTGCCGCCGCGCATGGAGGCGCTCGAGGACGAGCTCCCGGCGCCCGAATGGCTCGCACGCGAGTGCCTGCCCTACGGTCTCGCGGCGCTGCTGTGCGCGGATGACGACAAGGCGAAGTTCAACTGGGCGGCGGATGAATACGCGGAGCGTCTGCTGCTGCACTGCCCGGCCCAGTTCACCGCCGTACAGGAGATGGTCTGATGCGCGGATACCGATTTCCCTCGACCGAAACCGAGCACCAGACTGTCATCAGCCGCTTCGGCGGCGCGGACTTCCGCTCCCATCCGACCAAGGTCTCGCTGACGCGCTCCCCCGACCTGCAGAATCTGGTGTGCGACCGGAACGACTTTCTCGTCAAGCGCACCGGCTGGCAGGTACAGCAGCGCTATGACGCACCCGTCTACGGTATTTTCTCCGCTCCCGACGGGTCAGGCGCGTTCATCCACACCGGTGCAGATCTGTATTTCCGGGCGGAGAACGGGCAGCAGACCGTGCTCTGCCGCGACATGAACGGCGCGTTCTCGCAGGCGTTTACCATGAACGGCGTGCTTTATCTGCTCGACGGGGCGCGTTTTCGCGCAGTCCGCCGCGGCGAGGGCGGCGCATGGGAGGCTGTCCGCGTGCAGAGCATCGCCTATGTGCCGACGACCACCGTTTCCGCCCCTCCCGCGGGCGGCGGCGCAAGTCTCGAGGCGGTCAATCTGCTGACCGGAAAGCGCATCAATACCTTTGTCGGAGACGGAAAAAGCACGGAATTTCATCTGGATGCGCGAGAGCTTGACCGCGTGCCGCTCACCGCTGCGGTCGACGGCACTGAAGTGGCCATCGCGTCCGTCGATTACGATGCCGGTACGGTCGCGCTCGCCTCCGCCCCGGCTGACGGACAGGGACGCGACAACGTCAGCATTGCCTTCAGCAAGACCGTTCCGGGCGCGGCGGACACCATCAACAAATGCCGCATCGCCGGTCTTTACGGCGGCAAGAACGACACGCGCGTTTTCCTTGCAGGCAATCCCGACGAGCCGCACTGCGACTGGCAGAGCGGACTTTACGATCCCACCTATTTCCCCGATACCGGCTTTGCGCGCATGGGCACCGAGGCGAGCGCCATCGCGGGATACCTCAAGCAGTACGAAAGCCAGATCATCGTCAAGACCGGCGGTGCACAGGAGGCGACGAGCTTCGCGCGCACCTTCGTCATGACCGAGGACGGCACATCCTACTTCACCCTGCGGCAGGGCGCACACGGCGAGGGCGCTGTCGCGCCGCGCACCTTCGCCATGCTGAACGATGTGCCGCTGTTCCTGTCCGCGCAGGGCGTGATGGGCGTTTACGGCACGGCGGTCGCGGAGCAGAACACCATCCGTTCGATCTCGGAATCCGTCCGCCCGCGCCTTGTACAGGAAAAGGCGATGGAAAACGCCTGTGCGGTGGTATTCGAGGGGCGCTACTACCTCGCGCTGGGCGGAAACGTCTACATCGCGGACGGCCATCTGAACGAGGAGGACGGCTATCCGGCGTGGTTCTTCTGGACGAACGTCCCGGCACAGTGCCTCGCGGTGCTCGACGGCCGTCTGTGGTTCGGGACTAACGACGGCAGGCTGTGCCGCTTTTCGCTTTCCGGGGATGCAGACGCCTACACGGATGACGGCGAGGCGATCGACGCCTACTGGTGCACGCCGACGCTCTCGCTCTCCGACTGGACGCGGTACAAGACAATCCGCGACATCATCCCGACACTCATGCCGTACACGCGCTCGAGCGCAGCGCTCTGCTTTACGGATGAGGGCGGCGAAACCTTCCGCATTTCGCGAAATCTCGACCTTTTCGCCTTTCGCGGCTGGGATTTCGCGCGGCTGTCCTTCCGCTGCATGCCGGGCGCGGTCAGCTGGCGCAGCCGACGACATCGTCATCACCGGCCGCTGTTCACCCTGCGCATCGGCAACGACCGCGCGGGCGAGCCGTTCGGACTGCTCGCGCTCACGCTGCGGTGGACGGAAAACGGGAGCATCTGAGGCAGCACCGCACAATGAAAGCTGCGGCGCTTTGCGGTATTGCCTCAAGGAAAGGAGTAAACTATGGCCAAAAATTACCGCGATAACTTCGACTATTCCGAAGCCATCGCCAACTCGACGAGCAAGGCCGAACGCGACCGCCTGCTCGCCGAGCGACAGAATAAGATCGACGCAGAGGGTCTGACCGGCAGGGTCGCGGACAACAGCGCGGTTTCGACCTGGACAAAGGGCTACCGCCCGTACTATGTCGCATCCGCCTCCTCTGCCTCCAAAGCGGCGCAGGAGAACGCCGAGCGCGTCAGCTCGCTGTATGATGCGGCCGAAAAGGCGCGTCTCGAGCGCTTCGAGGCCGCGCGGACCCGCATCCGCCAGCAGCTCGATGCAAATCTCTCCTCCATCGACAGCGACTACGCCTCTGCGGTGCGTCAGGCCGGCATCAGCGCCCGTCAGTCCGCGCTGCGCAATGAGGAAAAGCTCGCGCTGCTCGGTCTGAACATGAGCGCAAAGACCGGTGCCGCGACAAGCGGCATGGCGGAAAGCAGCCGCATCGCGGTCGACAACCAGTACCGCGGTGATCTGAATTCGCTCTCTCAGAGCCGCCTCGCCGCCCGTTCCGCCGCCGAGACCGCGGCGGCGGCCAGTGAAGCGAGTGCACAGAGCGGCTACGAGAGCGCTGCGGAAAGCGCTGCTCTGTCGCAGGCGCAGACCCTGCTCAGCCAGTATAACGCCGAGCGTGATTACAGCCTGTCCATGGCCGGTCTCACCGGTTTTCTCGACGGCACGCCGACGCTCGCCTACCGGAATTATGAGCTGAACGCCGAAAACGCCCGCGTCGAACAGAACGCCGCCCTCACAAGGCTGCGCAATGCCGCCGAGGCGGAGGCATATGAGCGCGCGCTCGCGCGCTGGAAGACCACCGGCTATGTGCAGAAGGCGGATGCAGCTGTGCTCGGCGTCCCGGCCGGCACGCCGACCGCAGACGTCAGCTATAAAAATGCAAGTCTCGCCCTCCAGAGATGGAAGGCCGGTTATTCCGGCTGA